TGTTTCATTTATTCCATATTTTTCTTTCCATAATTCTAACACTAAATTATAATCTTCAGGTCTACAATCTGTCACTTTCCTTTCCTTTCTTATTTCATGTCTCTGATCAATTATTTGATTTGCTTTCTCATATGAAATTTTTGTACCAAGTCTGAGCAAAGTTTTTGCATACTCCTCAAAGAAAGGTAATCCAACACACCAGTCTAACATACATAAAGCTTCTGCATATGCCATTTCTTGCACTTGATTCTCTGTTCTTATTTTATTTTGTGTTATTGTAACAGCTCTTGTAAAAGGTAAATTCACTATTGCTCTTTTTATTTGACGAATTATCCTACAACTACCATCAGATCTAAAAATAGTATCAGTGGAACAAAAATCTCTAAATAATGACGGCTCACATTTAGTTTTACAATATTGTCCAAGTCCTTGATTTTGATCTATTTTATCTGCATATATTATTGACATATTATTTTTAAATTTTTCAAGTACATCTAAATTTCCAATTATATCAATATCATCACCTGCTGATTTTAGAGCAAAGTCACCATTTTTAACTATATCCGTGTTGAGATCATACTCAATTTCTTTTAGACCCAATTTACTAGCCCAAAACCGAATATATGCTTTACTTCTTTCTCCATTTCCTTCAGAAGTATCATTTTTACCAGAATTTTGCCTGCCAACACACTGAATTGAAATAACATTATTAATCATACCATCTAGAATGACTTTATGTTTTGATATGAGAGTTGTTGCAATTTTGAAATTCTTTTTACATTCAACCCATTCAACAGGTATTAAATCATAAAACTGATTATTTTTCCATTTGTCAGTAACTTCCATTATTTTATAATGTTGAGTTGTTTCCCATTGACTCCCATCTATATCCAAAAACATGGGTTTTGTAAAACTTTTCAAAACATTTGATAATATTTGTTGTTGTCTATCCCACGATCTGCCACTTACATGAGCATAATCATATTCTGATAAATTTTTAGCTCTAAGATAATAAAAAGAAGTAATCATTTTAAAATTAGATGTAGGAGCTTGAACTAGTCTAGGTCTATGTGATTCTTCAACATCCGGATGTAATTCATCATATTTCGGACTGTCCACATATGTTGCTGTAGGTTCTTTTCCTCCATTCTGCATTATATCTAAAATTTCCATCTTAACTTTTGGTTTTTGGTTTTGTAACCAATCGTTGAATTCACATGTGAAGCTACTAAAACCTTTTGCAACCACATTCGGAAAATATTTATTTTTATACCAATTTATAAATTCTCCTAAACTTTTTCATCTGGTTTTGGTGTTGGACAAAACATTCTTAATATACTTGAAACTATTACCCTATTACATTTATGGTCTTGTGATGGATATAATCCTTGAATTCTTGGTCCTTTTTGTATTATTGAAAATTTTTCCTCATTACCACATTTTATAATGTGTAATATTTCTTCAATATCTTTATTTTGTATATCTTTCAAGAAATTACCTCCAAAAGGGTCTCTTTTTATTTTAACTATTGGTTTTGTCAATCCATCAATTTCAACTGTTCCTTTTTCAAACCCTGCTTTAAATTTCTTATGAACTGCAGGTGTTATACATTCTGGAGAATAAATAGTAAGTGTTTTCTTTGGTATTACAAGTGTGGGTTTAGTTGTACAAAAT